TTGATAAGTAATCTGTAGGAACAGTAAGGTATTTAGAATTTGTTGCATCTGTTGAGTACGGCGTTAGCGTACCTGATTGATTTTTTCTAAAAACCTCAAGCTGTGAAATCTTTAATATTCTTTCTTCAGCATTTTTTATAAAAATATCGAGACTATTCACAAAGGTTGTCTCTGTATTCTCAGTATAGTTCTGAATTGCTGTTTTTAGTTCCGCGTATGTAAAGCTCATGTTATATTCACCGTAACGCTGCCAACTGATCCAGTTGCAACTAAGTTATTAGGGGTTAAACCACCATCAAATTTAAGACCTACAGGATTCCATCCGTATTGTATACTTCTCTGCTCAGATAAGTTCTGTTCTGGTCTAGGATTTCGTAAAGCCTGCGGATCAGGTGTGGCTCTAAGCGGCTCTAATTGCGGTTGTTTTCGCTCCCATTCGTCTTTACCAACCAAAAGGCCATTCCACTCCTTGCGCATGTCACGCAAGCGATATTGGAAGCCAGATCGGTCAGATATACCATATGCCCATTTTCCAGTGGCATATTTAGACATAACGGTAGCTCCTTAAATCAGGCGCTACTCGGAAAGATGCACGATCTCTATCCTCGTCCATTGCACGGTTCATTTCTTCTTCATAGGTAGCTTTTAGCAATTGAGCGCGGTCTGGAGCACGTTTCATAGAGATATAATACGCCAAACCAGCGGCTAAAGCAGGGTAAAAACGGAAGGGAACTTGCGTTGTATTAGTGAATGAATCAGCATCATCCATGCGCACTAGAGCGTCATAAATCACCAAATCAGTGCTATTATCAGGTAAAGGCCACATTTGAAGCACTGGATTTATCTGCCTATCAACAAAAAACTGTGTCGGGCGTGCAACTGTAGACTTTGTTGGTATATTTAGGTATTCATCACGACTTATGCGATTTAGGGCATAATCTGTACCATCTCGTCGTATAACAAGTGATAATATGTCAATTATCTCAGCACCAATACGCTCATTACCATCGCCTTTTGTTACAGTAAAGTTTCTTTGTGCAATTGTCCATTGATTTAAGCCTCTATTGGCCCAATCAGCAAACATTATATTCATAGAACGTTTTGCAGTTTTAAGATCGTATCCTGTACGCACTTCTAAGCCGCAACGCTCAAAAGCTTCCTCAATGTAGTCTGCTACATCTAATTCAAAGTCTTTTGAGCCTGATACAGCCATTTAAGTTTTCTTTCTTTTAGAAGGTTTTCTTTTTTTAGCAGTCTTAGCCGCTTTTTTAAAATTCTTTGCTGTTGGTGCGCCTTTTGTTCCGGGTTTGCGCATTTTTTCGTTAGAACCAGCCTTTATACGCTTTCTCTTAGCAGCAATATTAGCGTAAAGTCCGGGTTTTGTCACCTGTTTAGATGATTGTGATCTTCCTGTAGCCATTTAACAATTCCACCTTTTTCTAGCTTGGCGCAATCGACTGTTCGGGTCTTTTGCGGCCTTTGGAAACTTTTTTGCTTGACCTGCTGAACGTGCGCAATAAGATTTACGGCGTTTGGCAGCGGCGCTACCTTTTTTAACCTTACCAGTAACGGCAGTTTTAAGTTTAGAGCCGGGATTTTTCTTACGATATGAGGCAACTCCAGCTTTTGTCATTCCCGCCCCAGACTTAGTGGAACGGTAATTTTTCTTATTTCGTTTTATAGGCTTGTCTGCCATTTATTTTCCTTCGAATTTAGCAGTGGTAGAACATCATTAAATCAATAGTGCCTACAATAAACGTAACAAAGCAACCATTTTTAAACAGTACACCTTCATCTGGAATAAACGGGTCATCCGAAGTGCTATCTGTTCCAATAGATCGAAACTGTATAAATTCAGTACCCGTGGCACCACCGTCTCTAAGATTAGCTTTACCAGCGGTTCCTCCAGAAACAAAAGAAAATCCCTGCAATCGGGTTCTGTCTGCAAAAATTACACCTAGCGCATTATTGTTAATACCAGCGGATACGTTTCCCGCAGGATTACCAACAGCGGTAATGCTTAAAATAGTCTTAAAATAACCAGAGCTTGTTGCTGTTCCAGCGTTAGCTCCCGTGACATTCTCTGTAAGAGATGCACCATTTACATCCGTACCAACTACATTAAATGATTTACTTGAATCATTGCCTGCTGATAATATTGTTACTTGTCTTCCAGAAGCGTTAGTAACGCTACCTCCATCGGCTAATGCTCCGCCAATTGTCAGAGCGGCATTGTTGCCCACTCCAGCGGCAACTGAAATGCCGTCTGCGTCTAAAGCCACTTCATCACTGATGATGACTGGTTTTACGTCTGATGCTGCCATTTTGGCCTCCTATAAGAAAAGGGGGGAGCCAAAGCTCCCTCCCAATTGTTTATGCGATTTGCACATACTCAATGATGAACGTAAACGAACCTGCTGTTGTAGCATTAACTGTATTTGTGATGTTACAGAAAATATTACGAGCTGCTGACGCATACTGAACAGAAGCTGGTGCAGTTGTACCATCTTGTGTTTGAAGAACTAGTTCTGTTAAAGTTACGTTGCCTAAGACAACTGTTGTACCAGCGTCTAAGATTTCGTCAGCCTGAGTAGCTACAATCTGCGCACCAGAAGAAGATGTACCTACTTCATAACCAATGTCACCACTTCCCGTTACAGGTGCAACGGCGCAAAAGATTTTAATGTTAGTGATAATAGTGTTTGCAGGCTGTGCAAATGTACCAATAGTTGGAGAGTCACCTGCTGTAGAGTTTACTGTCACTCCAGTAACGTGAGCTACGTGTTTTACAAACAAACTATTAACAGCCGCTGACAATGTTGTTGCGCCTGTTACAGCAAGTGTTCCACCTACTGAGGCGTTTGTACCATATGTGGAATTAGTTGTTTGAGTGCCAGTTGTGGCATTGGTTGTGATGTCTTCAAAACCATTTTGCGAACGTACTGGTCCGCTGAAAGTAGAATTACCCATGAGAATCTCCTGTCGGGGTTAAGTCAGCCGCATTATGCGACTGTCAGGGATAAGGCCACAATACATTACATTTTTAAAAAAAGAAAGGGGCAACCGAAGCTGCCCCTTTCCTAAAACAACAAGACTTGTTGTTACGCTCCCGGAGAACCGAATACGCAACGTGGGTCAGAAAAGCCGAAGCTGTAACGCTCACGCGCTTTGAAACGCATATTGCCTGTATCGAAATCAGCTTCCATGTTCGTTCGCATTGGTGAACGCTCAAAGTGTTTGAATCCGTTAGGAGCATCAGTTTTGATGAAAAACGCATCTGGGTCTGTCAAGAAGTGGTTTATTGTATAACCTTCTGGAACCATACCCATGTTTTTAGTTGCGTTTACATCATTGTCTGATGAACCCGGACGAAGAGTTGATTCCAACAAACGATCCGCAACGAATTGCAGTTGTGGTGGAATAATCATCTTTGAACCGCGAAGGGCAATGATCATGTTACGCTCGTCTACAAACGTTGAAATATCAATCAAAGCATTTTCTAACGAAGTTTCGTTAAGGTCTGCTGCTGTTGATGGTTCATTGCGGAAAGTACCGCCGCCTGAAAGTGGGTGAGCAGTTGAACAAAGCTCAACGCCGTCACCACCTGAAAAGCTGCTATTGAACGCATTGTTCAATACAGATGCAGCTTTGACTTGCTTAGTGTGCGCCATAGAACGCGCTAGTGCTTTTGTATAACGAGCGCCAAGGCGATCATACAAATTGTCTTCGATTGCTTCTTCAGTCAATGCGAATGCAAGTGCCACTGTTTCGTGTGAATAACGAGCAGTGTATGCTTCATTTGCATTATCAAAGTCAACACCCGAACCTTCGGATTTTGTGGGAGCATTCCCAAATCCGACAAGCATAACTTCTTCTTCAAACGCTCGGTCTGATGATTCAGTTTCGAATATTTGAGCATGTTCGCCTTCATAGCGCTCATACTCCATGCCGAACAGAGCGTTGAGGCCCGGTTCTAGCTCTTTGACAAGTTGTGAACGTGAAATAGCCATAACTTAGCCTCCTTTACGCTAGACCCGCAGTGCCAGCACTGAACAGGTGGTTATTGATTTTGACAATTACGTTAGTATTTGCCGAAGAAACATCGCTATTCTCAGGGTCTTGAGAAATGTCGATTGCTTTTAAACAAAGCCCTGCGGTGGTTGCACCAGTTGATACAGCAAGCTCCATGTGTGAATTACCACTTGTAGTAGTTCCTACGGGAGATTGATCTACCATATCGAAGTTACCAAACAAGTCAGCTATAGGCATAGCAGCATTTGCTTGGATTTCAAAAGTGGCAGATGGATCATCAATTACATTTGCAAAGATTTTTGTGCCAACTGTACTAGCAGGCCAGTGATTTGAGAACACTACGTTCCCACTGGCATCTACATATTCACAGCCATTAAATACGCCTAAAATTAGATCAGTCGCACCAGCAACAACACGTTCAATTACACCACCAGTGACGGCTTTAACCATGTCACCTTGAAAAATTGTTACGTTGTACTCAGAGGCAATACGATAACGGTTTTGCCGCTGAGAGCTTGTACTTGTTCTAATTGGACGAAGGCCAAAGGCAGCGTCTTGATTTGACATGCTTACTCTCCTTCAGAGTTTCCATTTCCCTTTTTCCCAAAGGAAACGGATGATTTACGTTGAGGATTCAGCTTTGGCATGGCTGGATTGTTTTCACGCATCCAATCACGATCCACTGCATCCATTTGATTTTGTGATACACCTTGATAGTGTTTACTCCGCTGCTCTGCCATTTCGACGGGGATTCTTGCGAGAACAAGACCACCAACACCAATGATGCCAGCGTTTCTTCCTTCGTCTACTACAGGGCCGTAATAGTCATCGTAGTCCTCAGCGCGAACGAGGTCCCAACCTTCTTGCCGTTTTTTATGTACGTTAGTCTTATCGTCGAATTCAAATATTGATTCGCGTATCCAACGGTGTTTAAAACCAATGGGTGGCTCTGGTGCTTCTAAAGCTGAACCCGGACGCCATTCTTGTAAGCGCTCTCCGCGCTCCCGCGTACCTGAGTCGCGTGGTGTCCTATTTTGATCTTTTCCCATGATTATTTACTCCGTTTACTTAGTTTGGCTACTTCTTGCGCGTACTTTTCGAGTGGTATTCTCATTTTCCTTGCAAAAGCAACTTGACCCGGTGATAACTCAACCGATTTTTTCCGCCCTGATTTTATAGACCGTCCTTGGGACGTGGGAGCGACAGTCTGGGCGTTGGACCGTTTTTCCTTAAACTTTTGAGGCATTTCCCTGCGCATCCGTGAGTCGATTTCTTTGTAGTAATCGCTGGATGAAGGATCATAGTCCTCTTCTAAAACTAACTGTTCGTGAATAGCTTGGGCTGCTCGCGTCATAATGCGATCATTACCAAACCAGCTATTCTTATCTAGCCAGCCTTCTAATTTAGCGTCACGCTCTTTTGGCGCAGCGGGTTGTGGAGCAACAGATTGCTGTTGTTGCTGTTGTTGCTGTTGTTGTTGCTGAAGTTGATTTGATTGACGATCAATATTAACTTTTTGAGATCGAACCTTATCTTTAGCTACAGCAATTTGGGCAAGAGCTTGTTGAGCTTTAGCTGCACGATCATAATCGCCAGCCTCACTAGCTTCAGAATAAGCGCGAGTTGCTTGGGCTTCTTGTGCATTCAAGCGGCCTTCAGCTTCTGAATTGTAACCCTTACTTACTTGTTGCAAGCGGGTCTTCATTTGCTCGTTTTCTTGCTTAATGGTTTCAGCATATTGGTACGCGGCTTGAGCTTCTTCAGAAGCCTGCTTACGTTTTGCTGTTAATTGATTAATTCTGCGTTGAACTGATTCACTATAATTTTCTAGCTCATCGTCGCCACCAGATTTTTTACGAACTTTTGTTCGGCTTTCTTCTTCTTCAGAAGATTCATCAATATCTTCGTCTTGGTCATCTTCGACCTCAACAGATGTATTGGCTTCAAAGTCATCGTCTTCACGAATTTCTTCAGACATAACCGTTTTCCTTGTTCTCTATTAACTTATACATAAGAAATATCCTTGGGGTCAAGGATTGTTGAGATAATATTGTCGTCATTTATAATACGAACCTCAAGTCCTTCCACTTTGAACCTATTTCCACTATATCTTCCTATAAGAACCCAATCTTTCTCATTACACCACGCACCACTTGGGAATTTCTGGGGGTCACTGTAGGCATCTGGGCCTAGTTTGACAACGTAAGCGGCTACAGTAGCAAAAGATTCACGTTCACGAACAGCGTCAGGAACAATAAGTCCGCCCTTTGTCTTTTCGCTAGGATAGTAAGGAATTATGAGAACTCGGTAGCCTGTAGGCTGCGGCAGTCGCTCTAAAGATGATTGTTCCATTTCTGAAGGATCATCTGTATTTTTACTCTTGGCAGCTTTGCCAAATGCGTTTTCTATTGGTTGTGGAAGCTCTGATGCTCCCTTAATTGCCTTTTGCGCTGCTTTTGCAACGTATTCTGGCACAAATAACTTTTTAGTCATCCGCGTACTCTATACCTTTCATCGCGGCTTGAAGTTCTTCTTCAACGTAGGCCATGCCACGTATTTGGCCTACTATATACCGATACTCCTCGAAGGTTTGTATCGAACTGTCCGCAAGCTTGTCTTTAAGACGAGCATCGCGCTCACGAATGCTTTTAAATAAAAATTCTGCTAAATGTAGTGCATCCATACCACATATAGTATAAGACTATGCGGGAAACACAAGTATAATTACCAGATAATCAGAAAATACCTTGGAACCTCTGGGGTCTTGCTATTTTGCTAAATTTACTTAGACTTTTTGTTTGATTTTTTAACAGAGCTTTTTTTGGTTTTAGCTTTGATTGGGCTTTCAACTCTAATTTCTTTTTCTGGGACGATTGAGTCATCGGATACAAATCCACCTTTTCCATTTATTGGTTCAACCTTTACGGTTTCTTTTACAACTTTAGGAGTACGCTTTGCTTCGCGTATTTGTGTAATTATTTTATCTCTTACTGATGATGACATATTACTGTCCTTTCATATTTGCGTTTAGCGTTGCAATGTCGCGCTGTGTTTTAATACGGTTTTCTGCTATTCTAGTTTTGTCAGCCAAAGCGGCTTCTGAAACATCAATTCTTTGTTGAGCTGTAAGAACATCATTTCGTTCTTTTTCGCGATCAAATTCTTGCTTTGCTTCAAATTCTTTTTCTTTACGTTCCAGATCGGCAACTTTTATTTGTAGCTCTTGGTTTCTAATATCTACAAGAGGATCAGATTGTTCAGGTGCAGATACAGCCTGCGCAAGTTCTTCAGTTAAGTCAGCAATAATTTGAGCCGCTAAAGAATCTATCTGTGGCTTGAATTGATCCATAGGATCAGGAGCTTGACCTTGTGGTCCTTGTTGCTGTTGCATCATTTGAGCTTGTTGCTGCATCATTTGCATCTGCTCTGGAGGAATTTTACTCATAATTTCCTGTTTCGCTTGTGCTTCAGCCAATAGACCTATGTGCTCCTGTATGTGGCCCTGTAAGGACATAATAGCCTGCTGGTTAAGTTGCATTGCAGGAGTGGACATAACAGCCATGTGAGCCTCTATGTGAGCCTCATGGTCTTGTTCTGGGAATGCCTGTAAAGGAGCGCCCATCAAAGCGTTTTGATTTTCCTTAGAAGGATTAACAGGAGGAGCTGGTGGTGGTGGTGGTGGCAATATGCCATCAATGTTTGTTACACCTAGAGCTTCGTACATTTTTCGATACGCTGTGTATAGACCTTGTGGTCCTCCATGTATCTGCGGGTTAGACTGAACCAATTGCAATTCTGTTTGTGCCAACGCAATACGCTGAGACATTGAGAATATGTTAGGATCGGAAACAGGCAAAACATCTACACGAGAATCAAAGTCTTGTGCAAATATTTCTGGACCAGATTGCATGTCAGCTTGATAAGGATAAGCAGGTATGCTTTCGGCAAAAATCTTTGAAAGAAGTTTAAACTCAATTTTTTGAGAATAATGCAAGCGCTTGTGGATTGCGGACATAACCTTAGTGCCACGCTCCATAATAGCCATAGTTGTACCAACTGGCGTATCTCCACTCATTTCGCCAACCTTCATGTCAGCCATTGATGCAAACCTACGTCCAGCATCTACAAGTGTTCCAAGCAAATTGTATAGCGTCCCTGAAGGCTCCTTAAAGGGGAGGGGCATCAAAGAGCCTTGCAGGGTACCCCCAACAACATCAATATCGCGGAATTCACCCGGTTGAAGGGGTGAATCTTCATCACGAATTCGAGCACCACGGGCTTTGAAACCTGCTGGTAAGTTGGAGAGCGTGCCTGCATCAATAAGCTGACGCAGGATAGAAGTAGAAGCTTGTGCCAAACCGCCAATCATATGCGTTAAGCCTAAGCCATAGAAACCCAATCCCGGAAGGAATTTATAATGTACGAAATATTGCTTTGCACGTTTCATTTGATCCATAGGATCATAGTTTCTACGAACAGCAAGAACTTCACCTGAATCTTCAAGAATAGTCACAATATATGGCAAACGTAAACCTGTAGGCTCTTCATCTTCTCCAAGGTCTTCAAAACCTTCGATGTCTAATGACGTATGAACTTCGTACAGTATAAGCTCGTCTGATGGACCTGATGGATGAACGCCTTGAATGTCATCAATAGACTCCTCAACTTGACCCATAGATAAATCGCCACCTCCAGATTCAGAAGGCAGATCAATGTCACGATAAAATCCAGCAAGCTGAAGCTTACGAATTTCATTTGAATCCATAGTTAAACGGTGTGTAATACGAGGAGATGAACTTAAATCAGTTGCTCCATAAGGAACAATCATATCTTCTGCGTGAACAAAACTACTAACAGCACGTTGCTTTAGTGGATCGTTGTAAACTTTTTTGAATGTGGAGCCAATCACTGGAAGATAGAACAACATTTGGTCTAACTCAGGATCGTATTCTTCCATTTCATAAGTAATCATATAATTCATATAATCTTTTACGCGCTCTGCTTGACGTACAAGCATTTCGTTTTGAGCGCCAACAACTTGCGAGCGTACAGGACCAGTAGCAGGTAAAAGCTCACGATAAGCTTGTGCTTGGAACTGTGTAACGCTTTCGGCAAGTAAAGGGTGAATAACGCCAGAAGAACCTTCAAACGGCTCTGAACGCTCTTCAGTCTTCATGCCAAGAAACTCAAGACCCTTTTTGTAAGTGTCTTCCCAATCTTGACGCGCAGACAAATCATCTTCAATTGATCCAACAAGATTAGAAGAAATTAAACTTAATTCATCTTCGTCGATAATATCAGCTAAGTTGCCATCAAATTCAATTTCTTCAAGAGCTTCTGTCTCTTCTTCGTATTCGCCAATAACAGCACTGCCATCGTCAAATTCTGTAATGCCCGGATTAACAGGCAATTCAGGAATTTCCATCATACGAGTGTTATCTTCGACTATAGGTTCTTCAGTAATACCACCTGCGCCTATACCTTGCTCAATTGCCATTTTAGGCTCCTGTTATAATGATGCTATTAATCTTCTTCAAAGTCTTCAGCCATTACTGCACCACAAGTTGGGCAAGTAATGACTATTTCTTCTGGAGCATCTTCATCAATAATGTCTTCAACGATTAGCACCTCATCTTCTGGCATATCATATTCTGGCATATCATCGTAGGGAAGATGAATGTCTATAGTTATTTTGGGCATCACTTCACCCCAGAAAATTTAGTTCCACGAAGAGCAGCACCGCCACCACGAGAATTACCTGAACCTGTACCACCTTTGGTAGAAGCCGATTTAATCTTTGGAGAACCTTCATACATAACACCACCCACTTCTGAACTAGGAGCATTAACTTCGCCGCCGTAATTGTAATTCATAACCTTACCACCATTCATATACATAGAAGCTTTAGGCTTGTTTACAGCTCCGCCTTCCATATATTTCATAGCAGCATTAGGGTCCATTTTCTGTTGAACTGCTTCTGGCAGTTTAGAAAAACCTTTAAATTTCTTTGGTGTATTAGGCATTATTTTACTCCTTTAAATGAGCCGCCACGGCCCTTCATTACAGCTTTTCCAGTACCTGATTTTGGTTCTGAATTTTTTTCAGACATAAACTGTTTAAGATAATTACTCATTTGCATAGCATCTGGAATGTAATCAAAAATAGTGCCCTTTAAAGACCCTTCAGGTTGAGATTCCACAAAAGTTTTTTTCTTATCACCCATTAACTAATTCCTTTAAATGAGCCGCCACGGCCAGACATTACGCAACCCATCTTGGGCTTATTTTTCTTCTTAGTAACAGCACCGCCATCTTCATAACCCATGACCTTGCCGCCATTTTTAAATGGTCGTGCCTTGTCTCTATCTGACATAGTTCTACCAGATTCGGCTCTTGCTTTGTCGCGCAGTATCATTTTCATTAAATCAGCATCTGACATATTTTTACCAGATTCACCTGACATAGTTTTTACCCTAGCTCTTTCAGCATCTGACATTTTTTTACCAGATTCACCTAATATACGCTGCATCATGGCTTCAGATGCAGCATCCTCTTCATCATCAGTAGGTCTTCCGCCAGACATTCTTTTTAAAAGTGCTGCTTTTAAATCTTCTAAACCCATAATATTCTCCTAATAATATTCACGTTTCTGACGGAAAAAAGCCGCCTCTTCTTCATCATCATAATCACTTGGAGTGGTAATAAAACCACCCTGTCTAAATCGTAGTATAGCCTGAGTCATCGAATCCGCCAAGTCATCATGTTCACCATTTGGAAATGCTGCACATTCTTCCATAACTTCATCAGAGAAATTAGTCTCTGGACACCATACCATACCGCTTTCAAATACGGGAGCGCAGGCGTGCATCCTTGTAAACTTGTCCGCACCACGACTCGGTGTAAAAGGAGTAACAGGAATTCCCATTCTACGCAATTCTTGTGTTAAAGGCATACCACTTGCCTTCTGCTCTATCAAAACCATATCAGGATCATAAAGCTTATATGACTCCAAAGCTTCAGCTTTTAATTCTGGAAACTCCCAGCGACCACGTTCAGCATCCAATAATATAATATGCTCTTGGTGCGTCTGCTCATCGGTAAAAATACCCCATGTTGTTATAGCACTATAGTCAGCCCTGTCGCTTTTACTAAACGCGGTATCATAACTTTGAATAATATAACTACACGAAGGCGGATCGTCCTTATCCCAGACTTTCCACCATTCACGTTTAATGATTGCACCCTCTTCAGCAGTAGGGTTCTGCATGTACTGCGCATTCCATTTGGCAACAGGAATAGAAGCCTTAACGCCTTCTAGTTCTTCTAAAGCCCAGTATTCAGGCCATAATGATTCGCCAGATGGCATAATAGCAGGGAACTCTACAATCTCCCACTTATCAGCACCTTTTTCACTTTGTTTTGCTAAAACCTTAGCAGTCAAATCACGAATAGACCAACGTGTCATAACGATAATAATCGCGCCACCGGGCTGTAAACGTTGTCTTGGGCCAGATGTATACCATTCGTATATGTTATCCAAAGCAGTCGCACTTAAAGCATCTTGCTCAGATACAGGGTCATCAATAATAGCCAAATCCGCACCACGACCAGCCAAAGCACCTCCAACACCAACAGCGTAGTATTCGCCACCTTTGTTTGTACTCCAACGTCCGCTGGCCTTCGCATCAGCAGCCAAGCTAACTTCAGGAAATACATCCTTGAAGTCTTCGCTCTCAATAAGGTTTTTTATTTTACGACCAAAACCAACAGCAAGTTCTGCCGTGTGCGTTGCTTGAATAATTTTTAGGTCAGGTCTTCTGCCCATTAACCAAGTTGGAAACAAATAACTTGCAAACTCAGACTTTGTATGACGAGGTGGCATGTTAATAATTAATCTTTTTAACTTACCATCTGCAACGGCTTGTAGCTTTTCAGCGTAAATCTTGTGGTGTCTGCCTTCAATGAATTGAGGCCAAACGTGCTTTACAAAGCTCATATAGTCGTTCTGTTTTTGAGCACGTTTGTCTAGCGTAGTTAAACGCTCAAGCATTGGAGCAACCTTGGCTAACTCTTCGTCAGTTAGATACTCCGAAAAACTGCCAAGATTATCCATTACTTTTTATCTTTTTGCTTTTTCTTTGCAATGATGTGAGCCTGCGTAAAAGTCTTTCCAGATTCCATTGCGCTTCTCATGTCCTTCATATGCTTTGCAGTATGATGAACCTTGTGCTTTTTCATCGTCGCTTCTTGTCGTGCCGTTAGTTTTGCCATTTTATCTTCCCATTCCGCTAAAGAAACTATCAATATTAGGTGTTACTGATCCGCCATCTCGAAAAAATTTAGGCTTACGAATAGTTACGCCACCTGAAATTGGTTGAGAAACGGGCGGACGTGTTGGATCGGGGTTCGGGGGTATAATTGGTGGACGTGGCCTAATAGTATTTGGTGGGCCATCTCCAGCTTCTGTATCATCAGTAAGTGACTCAATAGGCATACATGATTCAACTACACGATCATAATAAAAACCCGGTGGGCATACATTTATATCGTCTTGTAGCCCTTCGTCTATAAC